CAAATTTTACAGCACTTTCAACAAAAGGATTAAATTTATAATGGCATACACAACAATTAATAAATCTACAGATTATTTTAATACTAAACTTTATACAGGAACAGGTGCAAATTTATCTATAACAGGAGTTGGTCATCAACCAGATTTTACTTGGATTAAAAATAGAGCAAATACAGATGACCATAATTTATTTGATGTTCTTAGAGGATTTTCTACTGATTCTTTACTACGTTCTAATACCAGTGGTGCAGCAACAGATACTACTGAGGGAATTAAATCTTTTGATAGTGATGGATTTAGTTTAGGTAATAATGGTTCTTCAAATGGTAATGGTCAAGGAATGGTATCATGGAACTGGAAAGCAAATGGTGCAGGTTCATCAAACACAGATGGAAGCATAACCTCAACTGTTAGTGCTAATGCTACAAGTGGATTTAGTATTGTGTCTTATACAGGAAATGGCTCTGCTGGTGCAACGATTGGTCATGGATTAGGTTCAGCACCATCAATGATAATAGCTAAAAGAAGAAGTGCAGTCGAAGATTGGGGAATTTATCATCAATCTATGGGTGCAAGTAAATATATAAATTTAAACACAACTGCAGCAGAACAATCATCTACAAGTAGATGGAATGGAACTGAACCAACTTCTTCTGTTTTTTCAGTAAATACTCATGGCTCAGTAAATGGAAGTGGAGATACTTACATAGCCTACTGCTTCGCAGAGAAACAAGGTTATAGCAAGTTTGGTTCTTACGTTGGTAATGAAAGTACAAATGGTTCATATATTTATTTGGGATTTAAACCCTCATTCGTTCTATTTAAAAAGACAACTGGAAGTGCAGGCGATTGGCAACTTTGGGATAATAAAAGAGACCCTATAAATCCAGTAGAAAAAGCAATGCACCCTAATGCTAATGGTGGGGCATCAACAGACCAAGACATAGATTTTTTAAGTAATGGTTTTAAATTAAGAAGCAATACGTCTCATTTAAATGCAAGTGGAGTAGTTTTTATATATATGGCATTTGGTCAATCATTAGTAGGTTCAAACAATGTACCATGTACAGCGAGGTAAATAGAATATGACAAAAGCAAGAGACATAGCAGACATAGCAAGTAATCTTTCAGCCAATGCTGGTAAAGCAATCCTGGTTAAAGATGATGGATCTGAATTAATATTCGGTAATGCCAGCTCAGCAGAGGTTTATGGCTTAGTTAAAAATGGCAACAATTTGAATGTTATTACTACAAATCAAGGAGCAGATAATATTTCAAATACTACTTACAATAGTTTTGATGAAACTATCTTTGCAGCAAGTGGTTTTGTTTTTAGCATTAATTCAAGCGGCAATCTTATAGCTACTATCTAGAACAATAAATGTTCTAGTTTTTATTACAGGCTATTTACTATAAAGGAGAAAATATGAGTACATTAGATTTGGGAAAAATTAAACTGGTATGGCGTGGACCATACGATAACTCAACTGCATACACACCAGACGATGTTGTGTCTAGCGGAGGGTCAAGCTATATTTGCATCCTCGCATCAACTGGCAATGCTGTCACTAACACGACTTACTGGAATGTATTAGCTCAAGCTGGAACGGATGGAACAGATGTAGGAACAACTTTAACTACCCAGGGAGATATTTTATATCGTGATGGTAGCGGATTACAAAGACTAGCTGCGGGTACTTCTGGTCAAGTTTTACAAACTGGTGGCTCTGGTGCTAATCCAAGTTGGGGAACAGTATCATCTGACTTTGTAAGATTAGGAACAACTACTTTATCTTCTGGTGCAAATGCTATCGTTTTAGATAGTATTTTTAGTTCAACATACGAAGCATATAGAATAAATATTATAAATTATAGAACAAACCAAGGTAATGGACAACCTAGAATACTTTGGCGAGCAGGCTCTAGTGATATAAGTGAAAACTGGTCATCAGTTTATAACTATACTTATGGAAATTGGAATAGCACTAGCGGTAGTCTTGGTGGTGGTTATAAAAAATATACTACTGAAGGTGGTTACATTGGAAATACTTGGGATTTTCCTGATGAAGGAAATCATTTTTCTTATGATATATTTTTATCAGATGGTCAAAAACCAACAATGTATGGTTTTTCTACTGGAAAACAACTTTCAAGTGATGCGGGTACACACTGGTTAATGTATGGTTCTATGATGAGTGCTACTGATGTTAATATGGGAAGTAGCTCGCATACTGGAGTTAAAATATATGCCATGAACTCTGCAACAATTCAAGCAGGTTGTAAAATGGTAGTTTATGGAATGAAACATAGTTAAGGAGATAAAATGAAAATATGTATTAATAATGTTATAAGAGATATGACACCTGCTGAAGAAGAAGCACATAACAAACTTTGTGAGATTGCTTCTGCAAATGCAGTAGAAGAACAAACAGCTCAAGAAAATTTAGCAAATCTTAAAGCTAGTGCTAAAGCAAAGTTAATAGCTGGAGAAGCTTTAACTGCGGAAGAGGCAGATACAATAGTTTTATAATTCAATGAAAGTGTTGCTGACTATGATTATGTGCAGCAACATACATTCAATGTGTTTAGATCCACATCCTCTTTCTTACCATGACACTATGTATGATTGTCTAATGAGTGGTTATGAAGAGGCATCCAAAAAACAAATAGAAGTAGGTAAGGAAGACACTAAAAAATATGAGGTGTTTGTAAAGTTTTCTTGTACCTGGGAGCAAACAAATAATGCGTAAACGTAAAACAACTACTAAGAATCAAGAAGATATGAATGCTTTAAAAATATCTTACCATGAAAAGGTTTGCCAGGAGCGCATGAAAACTATTTTTAAAGTATTAGATGAAATGCGAAAAGACGTTAAAGAATTAAAAGCCGATATGAATCGGGGTAAAGGTGCCGCTGCAATTATAATATTAATTGGAGGTTTACTTGGCTCGATCTTTTACTACTTCACGAAATAGAAACACCGCTGCCGTAGGCTTATCGAATGAGCTGCTTGCTCAATCTCATTTTGCAAAGGATCCAAACTTAATTGTTTTCGTTCCTGCAGGTGGTCTTGGACCAATCGATATACTTACGCTTAACATCAAAACAGGGGAGTACCAAGCTTATGACGTTAAGACTCAAAACTATCGAAGATCTGGAACAAAGATCTATCGAGCTAAAACAAAAGAGCAAAATAAACTAGGTGTCAAAATTCTTAACTTTGACCCGAGAAAGGATAAATGATTTATGGAAGATGTTAAAGAAAGAATCCGACAACATGAGGGGTTTAGGCGTTCTGTCTATTCCGATAGCTTGGGTTTCGCTACTATTGGTTATGGTCATTTGGTATTACCTACCGATAACTTTGTTGAGGGTGTGGAGTATTCTAAAGAAGAGCTTGATGCTGTGTTTGATAAAGACTTTCAAATTGCTCTCACTTCTGCTGATGAGCTGTTGGAAGAAATAGATCCTAACGAAAAATTTACTACAATTAGAGGATTGATTTGCGAGATGTGTTTCCAGCTGGGAAAACCTCGAGTATCTAAATTTAAAAAAATGTGGGAGGGTATTAGAGCTGCAGACTATAATAAAGCTGCGGATGAGATGATTGATAGTGCCTGGCATAAACAAACAACTAAAAGATGTGAAGAGTTAGCTGGCATAATGAGGAGCTGCGCATCATGATCCATCTATTAAAAATATTTAATAATCCTGTCACAAAACTTGTATTAAATAAAGGATCTGAATATTTAAAACATCGTGCAGAGAAAGTTAAAACAATTAGAGCTGCTGAAATAGAGGCAGCTAAAGATACAGATCTAGCTAGAATCAAAAGCCAGGATAACTCGATTAAAGATGAGGTGTTAATGTTTTGGCTAATCGGTATGTTAAGTACAGGTTGGTTCCCTGCTACTAGAGATAACTTTAGAGAGTGGGTATCGATTATTAATGATTTGCCAGACTCAGTTTGGTATCTGGTTATTATAGTTTTTACTGCAAGCTTTGGTTCCAAAGTCACTAAGTCTGTTCTTGATCGAAAGAAAAAGTAAATGGCTCGTATCAAGTTTGATATTACTAAACAGCCACACGAACGGATCCCAAAGAAAACAAGTATTGGCAGACGACCCAAATTCTCAAGTATGAATAAACATAAGAAGAGATCTTGGAAAGCAAAGAATAGAGGTGGAATGTGAAAAATATTAAGTTATCTGAAAATACTGGAATACAACTTCCAGCTAAAAATTTAATAGCTATTGTAGCTGGTGCAATTTTAGCAACAGTTTCTTTCTTTGAATTAGAAAATAGAATTAGCTCATTAGAAACTGCTGATACTTTATTTCAAGCTGATCTTTTAAAAAAGGCTGAGCAAGAACCTAAGAACCTAGAGATGTATATGTTGATTGAACATCTTGCGGGACAAATAGAAAGTATTGAAAAAGAGATTGAGGCAAGCAGATATAACAAAGTTAATATCGATCACATAAAAGAACAAGTAAACGTTCTACAAAAACAAATAGATAAATTAAGAAACGGAAGTCATTAAATGGAACAAACAATTATAGCTTTACTTCTCCTGGTCAACAATGAGATTAAGGAGGCAAGATTGCAGCCAGATTTAAGTACCTGTTTAAAAGGTAAAAGAATTGCAAACAGAAATATTTCAGACAATGTAGAATATAGATGTATTAAATCAAAAGCTGAGCTTGAAAAAAATATTGATGGCTCATACTCAATTAAAAAACTTATAGTAGAATAATGATAGATAGATTTTTATATAATTGCTTTGCAGCTCTAGACACTTTTTCTAATTTCTTATTTGGTTGGATGGAACCCAAGTATTGTAAGTGCAATATTAATACTGGATCCAAAAGAAAATGTAAGAGATGTGGATGCAAAAGAAAACACAAATAAACTTGTGTTAGACTTGTGTTAAAATCGTGTTTCAAACTGAAACATGATTGTAAAATAAAGCTTATTGTATAGGTATATTTGCTAATACTTTTTAATCTAAAACAGGTTGTTTCTGTTGATACAAAATAATAGTATTAGATTTAAGAGTCGGTTTTCTAAACCGAGGGTCGGAGGTTCGAATCCTCCAGGGCGCGCCATTTATCTAACTTTTTTTATTTGGTAAATTAATTTGTGTAAGAATTGTGTTAAGCGGGGATAAGAATCCCCGCCTTTTTTTTTGCTATAAACTTATGCAAATTTTTTATTATCTTCTTCAATATAACTATCTGCAACTGGCTCTTTAAAAGTATTTTGATAAGCCATTTCTCGTTCAAGCTTTGGCAGAACAGGAGCGTAATTATTCTGCAGCCTTTGCTCTTCCTCGATATTAAGATCTATTTCTTTCCACTTCTTGTAGATCATGCCGTGTTTTGTATGGTCTATATCGGCAAGTAGATCCTCTGGTTTACCAGCAAAAAATTTATTAATATCGTATCCCTCAGTTTTACATAAGAAGAATAGCCTATCAGCTGATATGCCGTTGGCAGCTTTCTCGTACTTCTGTATCTGTTGGAACGTTAAGTTTTGTTTTTCTGCTATCTTAGATTGAGTCTTAACATTTGGGATCGCTTTCTCAGATCCGTCTCCATGTTTAATGATCTTATCTAAGTGTCTTAATGCAAACATAACTTTTGCTATATTTGCTTTCTCAAGTAGTATTGCGCTAATAATCATTAGCTCCTCCATTGGTTATTAGATTATTTAGTGCAGCGGTTCTTTTGTTTTTATTCAAATCAGATAAAGGCTTTTGATAGAAACCTTTAAATGTTTTCAATTCTTTTTCCCATCCATATCTTGCAGCGAATGAGGCATCATCCAAGACTCTCTTAGCGTACATAACTGATGCGCTAAACTTTCTAAAAGGAGAGGCTCCCTTGTGCCATTCGACTCCAACTCTAGCAGCTGCTTTCTTAACTATACTTGCAGCATATTCTTTTCTGTATGGAAAGACTCTTCTGTATTGTCTAGCAAAAGTCTTAGGATTAATTTGTATATCCATCCAAGCTTTTAATAACTGATATAATGTTGCAGTTATCTGAACTTGTCTTTTTCTTTTATCTGTCTTTAGATAGTTTGGTCTAAAATTACTATCTCCATCTAGTGAATGCTTAACATCGATCACATAGAATCCTTGCTCTTCATCTTGGTAAACATCCTCGTAGCAAACACCAAGAGCTGCGCTTAGCTCTATTCCAGTTTCTGCTAACATGTGGACCCATGCTTTTTTACCTGGGTGTGTTTCTGAATTAATCATATTAAAGACTTCATTAGATTTAGGCAGCCAGTTATCTTTAGGTGCAGCTCTGTTTTCTAATTGTCTAGGATGAAACTCAAATGCTAAGATCTCTTCAATCTCAATGTTCCATTCCTGGTCTTTACAAAAGATCAAAAAGTTTTTGAAATATCTTAATGCTCTATTAACTACAAGCTTACCTATCTTTTCCTTGGTTCTGATACCATTGGATACCTTACAGCTTGTTAGTAAGCCATGCTTGGTGCTTAGAGCGCCATGTTTAAAATCTGATGCCTTGTACTCATCTAAGTACGTTTTGCTAATATACGGCTGGATATGGGACTCTAATATAGAGATATATCCATCTTTAGTCTTAGATTCTAGATCTGGCTCAGATCTTATAGATTTAAAGTATTCTTTAAAAGCATAGTCAAAAGTAATTCTATTAGTCTCTACTGGTTCCATTTTTATACCCAGCTCATCTAGTGATTTTGTTAAGCAATCCTTTTCAAATTTGATTGCCTCTCTTTTTTTATTGATAGGGAAAGATCCAACAGTAAATTCTTTACCACCTACCTTAACGTAAACTTTATACTTATTACCATTCTTAGCTGTTCTTGTTTCCACGTTTTCCTTTCTCCTTATATGGATTGTAAACTTCCAACTCTACCCAGGTAGTGTCTTTATGCTTTGGATCCTGGGTAGTAGTTTTCTTAGTTATCAATAATGGCTTTTTCCAAAAGGGTTTTTTCTTCAAGCAGATTTCTCCTTTATTAAAACTCTCTTGCCATTAGCATCAATCTTATAAGTCTTAACTGATGTAATTGGATCTGGCTTAGTATTATAGACAACTTTTTTTAAAGCAGATTTAATTGCTTTTTCTTTCTTCTTGTCATCGTCTAAAGTCATAACGACAACATGTTTATCGAACCAATCTTTAGCCATTAAGCAGCTCCTTTCTCATATTTAGATTTTAAATGATCGTTAGCGACATGTTGTTTTTCAAAATATTTTTCAAAACCAACATCGGCTACTTGATACCAAACCTCTTTGAATCCATTACCTTTTGGATTGTCATAACAAACCACCATAAGATCTCCAACCATTGTAGATCTTTGATCTGTAGTAGGGATCACAGAAAAATTAGATTTATCTTTTATCCAACTCTCTTCAATATTCTGTGTTCTTGAATATAACTGTTCAAGATTTTCCTCGACAGTTATGTTTTGACTTGGAACATAAGTAGCAACATGATCCCAAACTTTGTGATCTATTTCTCCTTTAAATGTTTTGTGTATTAATCTGATTTGTTCAATCATTACGCAGCCTCCTTAATTGTTATCTTAGCTTTATTATTGTGTAAAATATTTCTAGCTTGTTTAATTGCTTTTTTATTTGTTCCACAATTTAAATTATGAATTTTAATATAATTTTTTGATTGATCTAATTTAGTAAAATTATACCAACCATTACTAATATGAATAACTATATTAGCCATTATGCAGCCTCCATTTCGTAGTATTGTTGACGTTTTAATTGTGCATTGAAAACTTCTCCCTCAAAATGATGCTGCTTTAATTTCTTAAGATTCTTAAACCAAGCAACCATAACAGACAAATCGTTATTCATTTTGTAAGTAGTAGTTTTTAATTTTAAATGAATCTTACCAACGTAATCGTAGTTATGAGATCCAGTTAAAAACTTTTTAACAAAAGCATTTAACCATTTACCTTTGTCAGTTTTGATACCAATCTTTGGTATTTTATATTCGCAATCTTTTTTGTAATTGCTGTAGCCAGTATTAAGATTTTTTTGAAACTTAATTATCATGCAGCCTCCTGGTTAAGTTTATTTTCTACTTCAAATAAATATCCATCTTTACCAAATGGAAATTTGAAATTTTCTGAGATCATGGCTTTTAAAGCATGCTGCCAACCATCATTTTTATTACAAACTTCTTTAAGTTTATTTACAAACTGATACCAAGATCTAACTTTTTCTCCGTTTACTTTGAAAGTTAAATCGTAATACTTATCTCCTTTAAAAGTTTCCATGATGTATTGCGCTCTTTGGTCATCAATGAACAAGTATTTAGTTTGTGCGATGTCATCTCTAACATTGTCATAATTATAAATGTCATTCATGCCATCAAAAGTACCTGCCTCATGTTTGATAGCGTAGTCTTTTAAAGTTTTAAGAGCATCATCTGTTCCAGTAAGAACTTTGACACTTACTGAATTACCCATAGAAAAGTATTGAGATGTTGCTGTGACTTTCATACCAAGATCCTTAGCTTTGTTTTTTAAAAGCTTAGCAACTTGAGCAGCTTGACTTAGTTTCTTAGTCATTTTACCTCCGATGTTTTGATTAGTAATTTTTTTGTGAACCATACATTTCTAATATAGGCATGATTGTCAATATGTCAATGCCATAATCGTAATTAATTGACAATAAGGCAAAGTAAAAAAGGCGTAGGGGAATCCTCTGCTAAAGCAGCAATTTAAACGTGGTTATAAAAGGCTAGTAATTACGCTTGTAATTTAACTAGCTGATCTTGCAGCTGGATCACATCAACAAGTTTTGTGTGAGCCGTTTTTGAGAGAGCTGCTATACCTGGCGGGTAGATCCCGTCATTTTTTTTCTTTAGTCTCAGAATTTTTGCGTTCAGAGACTTTCTCTCTTTTTCCTTTTCCTGGATCTTTTGTTCCAGGTGTTGGTAGTGTGTTATCGCCATCGGTCTTTACCTCCTTTATGCGATTAAAATCATAGCTGATTGTTTTATCATCTATAATTATTTCAGCAGCGGTACTTGGCACACTTGCTTGGACCGCGCTATTCAGATCTTTAAAATTCTCATGAGCAGTAAAGCTTACGGAACCAGACCAGAATTTTTCAAATAGTTTACCCATTGGGATAATCTCTTTCTTTAATCATTTGTAGGTAGTGAATGGCTTTATTGATGTCTTTTATTTTGCCTTTTTTTTTATGTCTGCAGATGTATTTTATAGCGTTTCCCTCTGCAAAAGGCAAATCGTTTTCGTTAATAAATTCTGCTGGTTGGATCTTCATATTTTTATAATGATCTCCATCGACTTGCTCTTGCAAGCTCTCGTATATTACTGGTTTAAAATCTTGACTCATTGTCATTTTATTATTTGAATACTTCTTGATTTTCCTTTTAAGTTTGTCAGCCATCCTCTTGCTATTAATTGTTTAATATATTCATGAACACTATTTTTAGATTTAAGTTTAAGCGCCAGCTTAATTTCATCATAAGATGGCGCTATATTATTCTTAGAAATTTGTTTCTTGATAAACAAGTAAACGTTATTTTGTTTTTTTGTTAATCCAAATTTCTTAGACATTTCCCACTCTAAAATTGATCCGCAAATCCATCATCAGCTGCAGGTTTACTGCCTGTCTTTTTGATGGTAATTTTTAGATCTTTATTTTCTTGGATATAACAAGATGCCTCCATCCAGGTTCCATCTATAGTAAAATTCTTTCTATAAGCTTTACCTGTTTTTTGGTTCATCTTATCACTATCCACTAACACTAAGTCTGGTTTATTATCTCCAGGCTTTTTGTCAGCATTCCTTTTCATCGAAAAGGTACAGACCCAATTAGGATCCTTTGGTTTTTGAAAGTCAGCCATAAAATTATCCTCCTATTAATTGCTGTTTTCTATCCTTAAAAGCTTTGACGATTTCATCAAACTTTTGAGAATCTTTTGTTTTAAGCTCAGTTAAATATTTTTTATTTTTACTTGCGAGCTGATCCAAGTTTGCTTGTGATGCAATATTTTTAATTCTTTCTAAAATGATAGAGCTTATATTTAGATCTAAACCTACACTCTCATTGTTGTTTGTTTGTAAGTTAGGCAGCTCTTCATTAGAATAAACTTGACCATGAATCCCCAATGCTTTTAAGATTGCTCTATCAGCAGCTCTCTTTTCAGCAACAGATACTGGATACATATAGTCATTGTTAAGAGGAGAGACTTCTCCAAATGTAATATATTTTTTACCTTTAAATTCAGCTACAGCTTTAACTACAACACATCCTTTTTCTAAATTACAACTTTGTAAAAATGGTTCTACTTGGATGTCATATCTTGCTGCTAGTTTTTCTACTTCAAAATGTTTGATTGCAAACTTACCATTATCAATCTGCCACATACCACCATTAGCTCTAAGCTTAGCTAGATCTGTTTGTATGTTAGTTATATCTACTACTTTACCCATAAACACTTTCCGTTATCCAGGCAGTTTGAATAAGAAACAGCACCCGCTGCGGTGTGCAAACTATTCTGATCCGCCTGGACAACATCATTCGCATTTACTTTTATAACTAACAGGGAGAGAAAAATTACTAGCAATAGACAAAGATTCTTTAAACTAGCTTTTTTCTTTCGTGCGAATTTTTTTTCTAAAAGAATCTGCTGCATATTTAATACTTCTGGATTCTTCATAAACTCATTACCAATTCGATTACTTCTACAGTAGCTACTATTGCAAGCTCTATAGCCAGTATTGTATGATAGATATGCCATACGACTCCTTTGCTTTTTATTTTTTTCATTAATTTAAACCCCATAATTTTTTAGCTATATCCAAATGCTCTCCCATACCTTTCCAAAAGAAGTGGGTAAAGTCTGGAGAGATCTCTTCTACCCAGGTAGATTTACCTGCGTGTCTTTCCATAATTAATTCTCTTTCTTGAGCAACTCTATCCATCTTACTTAAATAAAGTTTTAAGTTTTCTGGTTTTAAATCATCGCAATTTTCTGGAGTAAAAATATTATAATTCTCCTCATTCATTACGAGTAAGTGTGGTTTCTTTTTTTCTTCACATGCAAAATAGTATGTGGCTACTTGTAAAATATGATCGGACCATCCCATATAACCTTTTTTAATATTTGGCAGTGAGTAGGTACTGGTTCCATCTTTCTTGGGTCGATTCTTTTTTCTGTGTTTGGTTTTAAATTCTACAAACGCATTCTCATTTTCTATATCAATTCTACCTGTCACTGGCAGAACCGCATTTTTTAAATTTAATGCAATAGATCTTTCGCATTCTGTTTCTCCAGTTAATGCAATTTCTTTCATTGCATCTTTTAATGTTTGGTATGACTTTGCTAAACCAGCTCTTGAGATCTCGTAAACTTTTTTATCTTCTTCATCTACTGGTTTGTAAGTATTAAAATCTTCTAAAACTTTTTCAAAAATTTTTCTTTGTGCTGGTATAGGTTCTTTAGTTAATCCTTTACCTTTGATATACATCCACTCAAACTTTCCGAATGTAAGTTTAAGCAGCTCTCCAAGACATGTTCCCGTAAACATCTTTGCATTACCAGGTAGATCTCTTCTTTCTTCTTGTGATAAGTATAAATATTTATATGCCCAGAGACATATCATCGAATTTAATTGAGTAGGGGACCAGTGATTAAGTTTGTAGATCTCTACCCAAGCAGGCAGCTCTTTAATGTTTTCTAAAAAATCATCTGTAATTTCTTTTGCTACAGCTTTTTCTTTTGTAATCATAAAATCAAATCAATAGATTCTTTTATGTACAAATATGGAATAGTGTCAATACAAAATAGGTATATTTGTGTATTTTTACAACTTATGTGTTAATTAATTGGTTAATAAGCAAAGGATTATACTTAACTTTAACAGGTGTAGCCAAATCCAAATCTTTTGGTGTGATGTTATTTAATACTGGCTGTCTATTTAATGGGTTTATAACTGATAAGGTAAAATCTGCATTTGATGTTAAAACACCAACAACATCTGAAATATTTTTAAATCTTTTTTTATAATCTTTTGATGGTTCGCAATAACAAAGTTTACTTATTGCTAAACTACTAAATTTTTTAATTTTTGGAATATCAAATAACATTATTTCTCCATCAATAAAGGATCCAGGTATATTACTTTGAATAGCTTTTATGTTTTTATGGTAATATTCATAAGGTATTTGAATTAATTGTTGATCCTCTTTATCTATTTTTTGTACTTTAAAAGATTCAGTAAAATAATATTTTAAAGGCACTTCTTTTTTAGGTGTATATACTTCCATTGGATGGCAGCCAATAACTTTAGCAATATCTTCTGCTTGATCCCATTTAATATCTCTTGAATTTTTAGCCCAACGATTAATTGTTGTAGTATCTTTATGTAATTCTTTTGCTAACTGTCTTTGGTTCCAGCCTTTACGATCTAATAAATCTTTTAGTAATGCCATAGTTTTTTTATCGTGATTGTTAGGTATTACTTTTTCATTTTTATAGTCTAGTTTATTATTAGCAGTAGAATCTACTAATATACCCATATCTGATTCTTTCAATTCATAAATATTATTTTTTGACATTATGTCAATAATGTAATCTTTAAGTTATAAATGTCAACATATTCCTTTTAAAGTAATTAATGGTTGTAATTATCTACTATTTATCCCGTATTATGCACATATAATATAGGTATTAATTTTGACAAATAAGCAATTATCCATATAAGCAAATTTATGAGCTTAGAACAATTCAGATTAAAAAAAGGTTTTTCACATAAAGCATTAGCTAAGTTTTTAGGTTTAGCAGGTACATCTCCAGAAAGCACAGTTTGCAGGTGGTGTACTGGAGACAGGATTCCAAGACCAAAGTACATGGATCTTATTAAAAATAAAACTAAAGGAGCTGTAAAGCCAGCTAGCTTTTATGCGTAAGAAAAAAAAACTTACAGGCACAATAGATGATTACAAAATGGTTCATGTTATTACTCATGATTGGGTTTCTAATTCTGAGTGGATGTCAATTTCCAAAGCAAAAAAACTTGAACCCGCTAAGTGTCATTCGATCGGTAGGCTCTTTAATAAAACAAAAACCAAAATCCAATTATTCGGATCCTGGAGTATTGATGAAGATGGATCTATTGAAATTGGAACAGTAGAAACAATCCCTAATTCATGGGTCATTGAAATAAAGGATCTATGAAATTAATTATTTTTATAGTTTTGTTTTCGTTATTGTATTGGACCCTTGCACCTAAATACGTCAAATCTGATGAATGGGATGAGTTTTGTAAAGTATGGATGAAGTATGTAAACAAACATCCACAAGCTTTACATGCAGGCTGTTGCGACATCGATCATCCAACAAACGATATATTAAAACAAGAATATCTTGGGGATCCTATGCTTATGTGTGATGGAGAGTATGTTCATGGATAATGATAAAGAAAAAAAATACCAAGAGATAATAGCTTTAAGAGATCAGACTATTGCACAGCTTAAAAAAGATATTGATAGACTCCAGGAAGAGTTTGATAATTTTAAGATTATTAATGCGGACCACCAAAAGTTAAATGGAGAGCTGCGTCTTGAAGTTAATAAATTAAAAAAAGAAAATGAAAGTTTTAAAGATCCTTTGAATGAATTGCGAAAGGATGGGGATCTGTAGTGGCTCGGAAAATTTATTTTAAAGATGTGAAGTTTTCCGCGTATTCGATTTGGCATAGATCTTTGCCAGAACGGCTTGGCATGATTGATATTGATGCGGTGGGTATTTGTTTAAAATGTAAAAAACCGCTTTATCTTGCCGAAACCGCATTCGATGTCGGTCAGAGTTTTAAAGCAACAACTACTACTGAGGCTTTAGCTAATATGGCTGGTTTACCCTCATTCCTGGTTTTCTATAAGGTTGATGGAGCTGCGGTCACTTCATTTAGAATTAAACAATTAACACCTATTAAAACAGATGAGATGTTAATGGAACCCGATGGCTGGCTACAGGTTATGGAATTGCTAAAAGAAAGGCACGATATGATTTGTGATAAAAATAAATGAGTCTATTTTTTGTTGCCGATAAAGCTATCTTGGATGACTCCAGGCTAAGTTCGAACGATGTTCGGGTTTATTATAAATTAGTATCTTATATGAACCGCCACACTGGCAGCTGTTATCCGCGCCATGCAACAATATCTAAAGGTATTGGATTAAGTAGATCTACTATTTATAGAAGTATTCTACATCTTGCTAAGCTGGGGTATGTTAAAATAACAAGGAAGAGTTCAACTAACGAATATCATTTACCTAAACAAGTAATACTAGAAAATACTAGAAAGAAACTGATTGTGGATAATTATGTGTCAAATAAATCAAATAATGTGTCAGTAGTGACTGATATTAATAAAACTAAATATAACTATTATAGGGGTAAGAATAATAATAGGTATAACTATAATAGAGCATATTCCGACAGGGGGGTTGCAAATCATTCTAGACGAACGATCGATCATAAAGGAGAAAGTTATAAGAATGACGGAGAATGGGGAGATTACCTGGAATTTCGGTCGGAAAGTGGTAAAAGAATTAAGGTTCATAAGTTTAAGAATCTAATCGAGGAGATTAATAAGCCAAAAAAGAATAGCACCGCTGCACAAATTATTATTACGCAGCATGCACGAAAGATTAATTAAGTTAATTGAAATATTTGAACAAGCAGGTTCCTGCGAACGTTTAATGAGCAAACCCAAAGCTCCTGGAACACCTGCCATGTGGGATCTCTTAGACATGAGTTATGACCCAAAAGATATAGGCTTTTATGACAAGAAACCTGGACTCAAATTACGAGCTAATTTCAAGCAAATGGCGTGTTGGGAGCTTGCCATTGATTTACTTATCCTGGTTGAATTGGACCAAAGAAGATTGATTTGGGGTCGAGCCATGAGGTTTTCCTGGGCAGCTCTATCTAGACGTTATGGCGTACACAGAACAACAATTAAGAATCGATACTTGTCAGCACTTATCAAATTGGAAGAACAAGCAAAAAAGAAAAACATGCTCGACAACATCGACAAAATAAATTAAACAAAGTGTTATAATGAAAGCAAAAGTATGCACGCAAAGTGTTTCTTTCATTTCCCACCTTTAAATCCTCTATGCCTGGCAGACCACTAAAAAAAATTCAATGTGAGTCTATTGCTAGACACAGTGGAGTTCGCTGCAAGGCAAAGGGGTACTTAAAAAAGAGTGGTCATTACAGGTGTAGATTCCATGGAGGGATGTGCGAGGGAGCAACTACACTTGAGGGAAAGATTAAAGCTTATAAGAATTTATTGCCGTTTAAAAATAAGACGGATGAAGAAATTAAAAAATGGATAATCGATACGAAGAAATAATTAAACGTTTGGAATTGGGAGAACCACTTTCAAAGATCTGTAGAGATAAGACTATGCCTAGTTTATCTTCTGTTTACAAAGCACAAAGAGAAGATGAAGATCTACAAAAAAAGATTAGGCACGCAAGAGAGACAGGCGTTTACACATTGTTAGATAAGATTGCAGAAGATATGGAGATCCCAAAGTCTAATCAAGAGATGCATTTCATTAAAGAAAAATGGAGTCATATCAGATGGATTGCCAGCAAGTTAGCAAGCAACGTGTTCGCTGATAAAACTAAATCAGAAGTGAAACAAGACTTAACTATGTCTATATCGTGGGGTAAGCCAGATGTTAAAAAAGATATTATCGAAGTTAAAGAGATTATGGATCAAGTACCAGGTATGGGCGCTCAAGCAATATCTGGAACAGGCGGAGTTAATCAAGAAAAGGAATAAGGATTAGTTCTGGTTGACCCTTGTTTTTCGGGTACATCAGACGCAGCTGCAGCTTTCCGCGCGCGCGTATGATTTCTGAAATGTTCGCTGTTTGTTCTCGAATGATTCTAAATAGCAACACAAATATAACACAAGGCTTTTATTTTTTAGATTTAGTATAGGTTCTCTGCGGTTTAAGAAACCAATGACGTATTAAAAGGCTTGATTTCTAAAAAGTGAAAAGGGAAATGCGCAAAGGGGGTACCCCCCAAAAAGTGGGCGCTGGCGCGTAATATATATTTATCCCGACTAAGCCACACACACACATACATAGAAAGGTAAACATGGGTTATTCAAAAGAACATAAGAGCAAAACAGGTGGATTAAATGCAAGAGGTAGAGCATTCTTTAATAGAACAACAGGATCTAACCTAAAGAAACAATTAAGCTCTGGTACATCTGGCAGGCGCGTATCATTTGCAGCTCGCTTTGCAGGGATGGCTGGTCCCATGAAAGATAAAAACGGCAAGCCTACAAGAAAAGCTCTAGCATTAAAGAAATGGGGTTTTGGTTCTGTAGCTGCTGCAAGAAATTTTGCAAATAAAAACAAGAAAGCATAAATGGCAAAAGATAGATTCACAGATGAATTAATTACCGCTATGGTTTTTATAGCTGAGGATACAAATGGATTAGTAATTCATTTAAACGGATTCCAGAATGAGCATCACGCTAATAAGTTTGTAAACAAGTTAATGAAAAATAGTGGCATAGATTATAAATCTGTAAGAGATCTATTCGATTTACCAACAATACATTAGGAGGGTTAATGAAACTTAAAGACCATATTCCACATATTGTTAAAGAACATAAAACAGTTTGTGCAATTATAGCGGTAGTTATTGTTGTTCTAGCTATTTTATAATGCACGTTGAGATACCATACACTCCAAGGGAGCTGCAGGCTAAACTACATGATGATCTAGATAAATATAGATTTGCTGTACTTGCATGCCACAGAAGATTTGGAAAAACAGTATGTATGTTAAACCATCTTATTCGCGCTGCTTTACAAAATACTTTAGTCAATCCTAGATACGCTTATATAGCTCCCACTTATAAGCAGGCTAAATCCATAGCCTGGGATTATATGAAAATGTTTGCTGGAGCTATTCCAACAACCAGGTTCAATGAAACAGAATTAAGATGCGATCTGCCGAATGGCGCAAGAATTACTTTGTTATCTTCTGAACAACCAGATTCACTAAGGGGATTAGCCTTAGACGGAGTAGTAATTGACGAGGTAGCTCAGATAGAACCTAAGCTCTGGAATGAGATAATTAGACCCGCTCTATCTGACAGAAAGGGATTCGCATATATGATCGGTACGCCAGCTGGGATGTCGAATCTATTTTACGAATTGTATCAATCAGCTTTAGCAGATCCTAAATGGTTCGCTTATACAGCAGCTGCATCGGATACTAAGATTATAGACCAGGAAGAATTAGACGCTGCTAAGAAAGCTATGGGGGAAACAAAATTCCGCCAGGAGTTCGAGTGCGATTGGATTGCAAATATCGAGGGATCCATTTACGGCAACATTATGAAAGCTGTAGAAGATCAAGAGCAGATTACTCTTATGGAATATGATCCAAGTTTATTAGTATCTACTGCTTGGGATATAGGAGTCGGAGATTCCACAGCTATTGTTTTTTTTCAAAAGCTTGGTAATACGATAAGGATTATAGATTATTACGAGAATAGACGAGAGGGATTACCGCATTATATTTCTATTCTTAAAGATAAAGATTACATTTACGATAAGCATTATGCACCGCATGATATTGAGGTACAGGAATTTTCTTCTGGTAAAACTAGGAGAGAGGTAGCATATCAACTAGGAGTCAATTTTAGAATACTTCCTAAGATTCCACTAGAAGATGGGATCCATAGTTTGAAAATGTTATTACCCAGATGTTGGTTTAACCTGGATAAGACTAAACCTTTAATAGATGCTTTGAAACATTATCATCGAAAATATAACGAGAAGATGAAAATGTTTCATAATAAGCCAACTCATGATTGGAGTTCGCACGCAGCAGATGCGATGAGATATTTAGCTATGTCGATAAATGATTATGAGAACAAAAGTAAAATACAACAAACGATCGCAGTGAGCGATTATAAAATACATGAGGGTATAAGATGAGTTTTTTAACACCAAAAATTCCAGCGATGCCGCCAGTTCCACCAGTGGAACCTTTACCGCAATCCCCAGATTACGAGGATGAGGAAAGAAGAAAACAGGCAGCAGCTGATGCAGCAAAACTTAGAAGAAACAGAGTAGGAAGAAAACAGACTATTCTTACTTCTCCTTTAGGGGATGAGTCTGAGGCAACTGTTGAAAAGAAAACTTTATTAGGAGGATAGTATGGGAGGAGTAGTATCAAGACCAAAACCACCCGCTCCAGCTCCTGTAGTCGTTGCGCCAACAAAAGCAGAAGTATCACAAGCAACATCTACTGATTCTGGAATTGATAGGGGTAAAGGAAGATCATCAATGATATTAACGGGTCCGCAAGGATTAGGCAGTGGCGATTTAAAATTAAGAAAGAAAACTTTATTAGGATAATTTATGGAAATAATACCAAAGGCTAAAAGAGTTATAGACACATATAATTCTTTACGGGGTCAAAGAGGAACATGGGAATCTCACTGGCAAGATGTAGCAGATTACATGCTACCAAGAAAAGCAGATATTACACAGAAAAGATCTAAAGGAGATAAAAGGCATGAGCAAATCTTCGATGGTACTGCAACACATGCTTTAGAATTATTAGCAGCATCTTTACATGGGATGTTGACTTCTACTACTTCCGCTTGGTTTTCTTTAAAGTACAGAAACGAAATGGTAGATCAAGACGATTCAGCGTCTGAATGGTTAGAAGATTGTAATAAAGTTATGTTGCAAGCATTCTCTAGATCTAACTTCCAACAAGAAATTTTTGAATTATACCATGATCTAATTGCATTTGGTACAGCAGGAATGTTTATCCAAAGTGATGAAGATGATGATTTAAGATTTAAAACTATTCATATCTCAGAGTTATTTATATCAGAGAACCAGAAAGGTTTAGTAGATACAGTTATTAGAAAGTTTATTCTAAAAGCTAGATCTTTACCTGCGATGTTTCCAAAAGCAGAATTACCTCATGATATAATGGAACAAGTAAGAAATAATCCTCAAGATGATGTAGTTATACTTCATGCTGTTATGCCTAATGAGATGGGTGGTATATATGAGAACAATGTAAACAAACCTTATTCAAGCTGTTATGTTCATGAAGATACTGGTTTCTTATTAAGTGAAAGTGGTTTCAATGATTTCCCTTATGTAGTTCCAAGATATTTAAAAGCATCTAATGAGATCTATGGCAGATCTCCTGCGATGAATGCTTTACCAGATGTTAAGATGTTAAACACAATGGCTAAAGTTTCTATCAAAGCAGCTCAGAAACAAATAGATCCACCTTTAATGGTACCCGATGATGGTTTTGTATTACCTGTAAGAACAGTACCTGGAGGATTAAATTTCTACAGATCTGGAACCAGAGAAAGAATTGAACCATTAAATATTGGTAGCAACCAGCCTTTAGGTTTACAGATGGAAGAGCAAAGAAGAAAAGCTATTAGAGAAAACTTCTTTGTCGATCAATTATTATCTGTTCAAGGATCTAACATGACAGCAACAGAAGTCATGCAAAAACAAGAAGAGAAGATGAGAATACTTGGTCCAGTATTAGGTAGATTACAATCTGAGTTATTACAGCCATTAATAACAAGATGTTTTAATATTTTACTTAAACAAAAGAAATTCCAGGAAGTTCCAGAGTTTTTAGCAAATCAAGTTATAGAAATAGAATATGTTTCTCCAATAGCTAAAGCTCAAAAATCTGGAGATCTATCATCTATCATGAGAGGTATTGAAGTATTTGGAGCAATCCAACAAGTATCTCCTGTATTTGATTATTTAGATGTAGATGGATTAGTAGCTCATCTAAAAGATGTAATTGGTTTACCTGCTAAGATATTAAGATCTAGAGCTGAGGTAGAGCAGATGAGAGAACAGAAACAAGCTCAAGCCGAACAGATGCAGCAAATGCAACAAGAGATGCAAATGGCAGAGGCAGCAGGCAAAGCAGCTCCAGCAATCAAGGCGGTAGCTGATGAATGAGAAAGATATTAAACAATTAGAGATAGACTATAAAACGACTTTTGGATCCGAGAGTGGACAACGTGTACTTGAAGATCTTAAAAAGAGATGCAGCTTTAATTCGACTACTCACATAAAAGGAGATAGCCACGAAAGCGCATACTTAGAGGGATCAAGATCCGTGGTCTTGTTCATTAATAACATGATAAACAAAAAGGATAAATAACAATGTCAAGTGAAAATCAAGAGGTAGCAGTACAAGAACAAGGTTCGGTATTGTCTGGAGAAACTGCAGCGACAACTGCAGAAACAAACACAGATTGGAAAGCAAGTCTTTCTGATGAAATAAGAGCAGATAAATCTTTAGAAAATATTAAAGATATTGAAAGCTTAGCAAAAAGTTTTGTGCATGCACAAAAAATGGTAGGAGCTGATAAGATTCCTGTACCGAATAAATTTGCAACAGAAAAAGATTGGGATGCAGTTTACGAAAAACTTGGCAGACCAAAAACTGCTGATGAATATAAATTTGAATCTCAAGATGTAAATCAAGAGGGTTTAAAATCATTTGCAACAGCAGCTCATAAAATGGGATTACTTCCTAACCAGGCGAACGAAATGGTTAAGTGGTATCAAGAAAATGTTGCAGCTGAATCTAATGCTAAGAATGCAGCAGCAGAAAAAGCAAGAACAGATGCTGTATCAGATCTTAAAAAAGAATATGGTTTAGCTTATGACCAAAAATTAAAAGCAGCTAGCTCTATGGCTAAGCAATATGTTGCAGCAGAAGTATTAGATGCTCCAATGGCAGATGGATCTAAGTTAGGAGACAATCCTGCTATTATAAAAGCATTTGCAACACTTGCTGAAAAAATGGGAGAGGATCAGTTTGTTAATCCATCTGGACCAACATTCTTAACTCCTCAAGCAATAGATAAACAAATAGGAGAATTAACTGCTCCTAATTCTGCATATTGGGATAAAATGCATCCTAATCATGAGGCAGCTGTTGAAGAAGTTTTGGCTTTACGAGAACAAAAAGAATCTGTATAGCTGAAATATATTTGGATAATCGAAAGACCCAAATTGACACTATGAATAGAATAGGATCCATGAGATCTAAAATTTAGGAACGACCCGCAAGGATAATCATCCGTTTTAACATAACAACAACAATAACCAATATAGGAGACAATTATGTCTGTTAATATAACTAACGCATTTGTTGAACAGTATTCATCAAATGTGACTATGCTATCTCAACAAATGGGTAGCAAATTAAGAGGTGCTGTTGATGTTGAAACTGTAAGAGGAAAAAATGCGTTCTTCGATCAAATTGGAGCAACTGCAGCTGTGGCTAGAACAACTAGACACGGAGATACTCCTAGAGTAGATACACCACACAGCAGAAGACGTGTCAGCTTAGGCGATTTCGAATGGGCTGATTTAATTGATGATTTAGACAAAGTAAGAATGCTAAATGATCCTACGTCAAACTACGCAAAAGCTGCGGCAGCTGCTATGAACAGAACAATCGATGACCAAATCATCGCTGCTCTTGGCGGATCTGCTGATACAGGCGTTGCTGGAGGAACAGCGGTAGCTTTACCAAGTTCTTCTAAGTTCTCAACTGCACAGCAAACTGATGGACTAACAATCGCTAAACTTTTAGAAACTAAGTTTTTCTTTGATAATGGCGATGTGGACCCAAGCATAAAAAGATATTTTGTTTGTGGACCAAAACAGATCCAAGATCTATTAGCAACTACAGAAGTTAAATCATCTGATTTCAACACTGTAAAAGCTTTAGCTCAAGGCGATATTAATTCGTTCTTAGGATTTGAGTTCATTATGTCAACTAGACTTAACAATGATGCTACAAACACAGACGACAGATTGTGTTTCGGTTTCACTCAAGATGCGGTTAAATTAGCGATTGGTGCTGAGCCAAAAGCTAAAATCACTGAAAGAGATGACAAGTCTTACGCGACTCAAGTTTACTATTCAATGGCATTAGGTGCTACTAGAATGCAAGAAACTCATGTATTCCAAGTACCTTGTGACGAGTAATAATCACTAATTATAGGCGGGATTAATTTCCCGCCTATCTTATGACAAAGAAAATAGATCAACCAAAACTTGTCTTACATTTCAAATGTAAAGATCACATTTACCGATATGTTTTGGTAGATCGATTTAAAAACGATAGCAAATATCATTATGGTTTTGATACCAAGCAAGAATTAACAGAGGCAGAAATACATGCCTTAGTTAAGCCAAGAACATTAAGACGTAAATATATAATAAAAACAAACAACAAATAGGAGAACCTTATGCCAATGGGACCAGGTACATACGGAAAGAAAAAAGGCAGACCAAGTAATAAATTAAAAGGTGGTCAAAAAAGATTACCAGCTACTCTAAAGAAAAAAATAATGAACAGTAAGAGAGGCAAGTAATATGAGTCTCTATCGTAATATTAACGCTAGGAAACGTGCTGGCACTTCAAGATCTAAGAAGAAGTCAACAATAACAGCTAAAGCATATAAAAATATGCAAGCTGGTTTTCCTAAAAAAAATAAAAAAAAGGCATAATTAAATGGCATCTGTAATTGAAATTTGTAATTCTGCATTAAACCAACTCGGAGCTAGCGCAATCACATCTCTTTCTGAAAATAGTAAGAATGGTAGATTGTGTAATGCAAGATATAATACTGTAAGAGATGCAGTATTTAGAGCGCATCCTTGGAATTGTTTAACAAAAAGAATTACTTTAGCAGCTGATACTACAGCTCCAGATTGGGGTTATACTCATGCTTTTACTTTACCAAGTGATTGCTTGAGAGTTTTAGGTATTAATGCTTATGATACTAATTATAAGATTGAGGGTAGAAAAATATTATCTACAGAATCTGCAATTAAATTAGTTTATATTTCACAAGTCACAGATCCAAACGAAATGGATGTCTTATTAAGAGAGACTATATCTGCAGCTCTTGCAGCAGATATGGGTTTCTCTATTACAGCTAACTTACAAACAGCAAAAGTATTTAACGAAAAATATCAACTTAAATTATCTGAGGCTAGACACACAGACGCTAGCGAGGGTGGTTATAATACAGATCAAAGTCTTGGACCAACAGATCAAGTTCAAGCAGACGAATTTATAAATAGCAGATACTAATATGGGAAAACAACTTCTATCAGTTCCCAGCTTTACCGCTGGGGAGCTTTCTTCGCGTATGCAAGGAAGAACAGATTTTAAGAAATACTTTAGTGGATGTACACGATTAGAAAATTTTGTAGTTCTTCCACATGGTCCCGTCACTAGACGACCAGGCACATATTATGTTTCTCCTGTAAAAACACAAACTGCTAAAACAAGATTAATACCTTTTGAGTTTTCTACTACTCAAACTTATATTTTAGAATTTGGCAATCAATACATAAGATTTTATAAAGATGATGGTCAAATAGAATCTTCTGGTTCTCCTTATGAGATTAGCTCTCCATATTTAACTGCAGAATTATTTGATATTAAATTCGCACAATCTGCAGATGTAATGTATCTAGTTCACAATAACCATTCTGTAAGAAAGTTATCTAGAACAGGTCACACATCTTGGAGCTTAACAGAAGTAGAATTTACTAATGGACCATATCTAGATGCAAATACTTCAACTACTACAATGGCTCCATCTGCAACTACTGGATCCTCGATTACAATCACTGCCAGCAGCTCTACATTTGTAAGTACAGACGTAAATAGATTAATTAGTTTTTCTAATGGTCATGCAAAGATTACAGCTTTTGGATCTGCAACTTCTGTCACTGCAGAAGTAAAAGATGATTTTGATAATACGAATGCTGTAGAAGATTGGAAGTTAGGAGCCTGGAGTACCACTACTGGTTTTCCATCTTGTGTTTCTTTCTTTGAACAAAGATTAGTTTTTGCATCTACAACTAACAATCCACAAACTTTATACTTCTCTAAATCTGGAGATTACGAAAATTTTACTAGCGGAACAAATGCTGATGATGCCATGATTTATACTATTGCATCAAACCAGGTAAACGTTATTGAGGCATTAAAAGCAACAAGAACACTTATTGTTATGACAACAGGTGGAGAATATTCAGTTAGTTCTGGATCTTCTCAAGATGCAATTACACCTACAAATATTAATATTAGAAAACAATCTAATTACGGAAGTGCAGGAGTAGATGCGCTATCGATTGGTAATGCCACTATCTTTCTACAAAGAGCGAAAAGAAAGATTCGAGAGCTAGCATATAATTTTGACTCAGATGGTTATCAAGCTCCAGATATGACTATCTTGGCAGAACATATAACGGAATCGGGTATTACTCAAATGGATTATCAGCAGGAGCCTTTTTCCATAGTCTGGTGTGTAAGAACCGATGGAGTGCTAGCAGGTCTTACATACAATCGATTAGAGCAAGTCACAGCTTGGCATAGACACATATTCGGTGGCAAGTCTGATACAGGTAAAGATATTAAACAACAACAAATAGCTTTTACCGCAAACTCTACAAATGTTAGTACAGCTAACAATACAATTACAATATCATCTCATGGCTTAGCTACTGGAGATCCAGTTTATTATAATGCTCCATCAAATGCTATTGGAGGATTAAATAATTCTAATTTATATTATGTAATATCTGTTGATGCTAATACTATTAAATTAGCATCTACATCTGGAAATGCTAGTGGAGGAACAGCTATCAGTTTAACAACAGCTCCAGGATCTGATACTACACAATATATTTATCAAGGAATTAATATTTATACTGATATTATTTTTTCTGCTAATCATGGATTCAAAACTGGAGATATTGTTTACTACGATAACACAGGAACATCTATTGGTGGTTTAGCTGAAAACACTAAATACTTTGTAGGTAAAGTAGATGATAATCAATTTCAACTTTATAGAAATGAAGATCTACTTACAGAAGTAAATATGACTTCTGCTCATACATCAGAGCAAACAGATAATATTTTAACTCATGCTCAAGTAGAGAGTGTTGCAGTTATAGCTGGTGCAGAAGAGGATCAAGTCTGGGTTATAGTTAAGAGATGGATTAATGGTGCAGAAAAAAGATATGTAGAATATTTAACACCTTTTAATTTTAATTCAGATCTTACAGCGTTTCATTATTTAGATTCTGGTTTAAATTATAGTGGAGATGCCACAAGCTCATTAAGTGGTTTATCTCACTTAGAGGGAGAACAAGTTTCTATTATTGGCGAGGGTGCAGCACAAAATGATAAGGTGGTATCTTCGGGAGCTGTTAGCCTGGACAACGCTATAGAAGAGGCAAACATAGGATTAGGCTATACATCTGATCTACAAACAATGAGATTAGATGAGGGATACCAAGAAACTACACAAACAAAAGTAAAAAGAATTTATGACTTATCTGTTCGATTTCATGAAACAGTAGGAGCAAGTGTTGGACCAAACGCAGACACTTTAACTGCAATAGATTTCAGAGATAGTTCAGCTAGTATGGATTTACCTGTTCCATTATTTACTGGAGATAAACATATAGAATTTGATTCAGATTATGGTACAGAGGGATTAGTATATATAAAACAACCACAGGCGCTGCCAATGACAATCTTGGGTATATATCCAAGACTAGAAACTGAAAGTGTCTAAAATAGAAATAGTACCTTTTACTAAAGAGCATGCCAAACAAATCCTAGAGTTAGGCATGAATGATGTTGCTCTTGAATTAAAACCAGAACATAGAAAATATGTTGTGGATATTGAAGATGTTGGAATGTCGTTTACTGGTTTACTTAATAACAAACCTATAGCGGCAGGAGGTATCTGTTATCTCTGGGATGGCGTTGCTGAGGGGTGGGTCTTAGCATCGAGGGATATATTCAAATATCCGATTTTTTGTGCTAAAACAATCAAACGAAGAACCGATTTATTAGCAAAAAATAACAAATTAAAAAGAATACAAACTGCCGTCAAAGCAGACTCTGATACAGCTATCAGATTTGCTGAGTGGCTAGGATTCAAACGAGAGGGATTAATGAAAAATTATGGTCCCGATGGTGCGGATCATTACTTATACGCAAAGGTTTATTAATGTCATTTATTAGTATTTTATCAGGTGGAAAAGCAGCAAAGAAGTTAGGAGCTTATAATAACGAGATATACAAAAGAGATGCTGCTATTCAAAGACAAGAAAAAGATCAAGCATTTCATTTTTACGAAACTTTTGAAAAACCTAAATTTGAAAAAACTGCAGAAGAAATAAGAGATCAATTAAAAGTATCTTATCTAAATAGTGGTGTGACTATGGAGGGTACTCCTATAATTGCATTTATAGATCAAGATTACGAATTAAAAACTGATGCAGAAATTTTAAAGTTTAATGCAGAGAATGCTAGAGCAAGATCTGAAAACCAAGCATTGATGTCAGAGGCAAAAGGTATGTTAGCTCAGTGGGAGGGTAAACTTCTTAAAAGACAAAGCTACTATGATGCTGGACAATCTCTACTTAACACTGGTGCAACTGTATATGGAGCGATGAATTAATGGCTATTAAACTTTATAAATCGCAAGCAACTATAGATACTAAATCAACTAATGTATCTGCTACTCAATTAGCTGTTTCTCCTAGTTCAGTTTATAGTTCTGCAAAAGCTAGCGCAGGTGCTGCAGATGCTGCTGTTAATCTATTTGCTGTAATTAAAAAAACTAAAGACGACAGTAAAGCAACAGCTATCAATAATGATATAGAATCTAAAATGAATAAGATGGCTATCAATTATGATAGATCTAATAATCCAGAAGATCTAACTACATTTAATAGCATGATGTCTTTAGTTAAAGACAAAGCAATACTTGGTTCTAATAACTCAGTTAAAAAGAAAGTTAATTCTTGGTTTGCATCTAAGTTATCTAGTTCTTCTTTAGATTTAGAAAAGAGTATAACTAATAATATTATAGAGGAAAAAATTGCTACAGATAAAATTGAGCTAGAAAAATATCAAGGAATTATTGCAACATCTAATAATAGAAAAGAAGTTAATCAAGCTAAGGGATGGATTAATAATTATTTTGCAAATGAAAATAATAAATTATTTTATAAGCCTGCAGATTGGATTACTTTACAAGATGAACAAGAAAATAAGATCCAAGAAAATGCAGCTATTATGCTTGCAACAAATGATCCTAACTCTGTAATTGATAATCCTAAGATTATTACTGATAACATTAAAGACACAGAAACAGCAGAGTATATTTTAGAAAAAGCTTACGAAAATTCAGCAGCAAATGTTGAGGCTGAAATAAAAGATATGGAAATTATTGATGCTAAGAATTTAGAAGATCAAGCAAATAACTTTGCTGAGCTTGCTGTAAGAATAAAAGACTTTCACGAAAACGCTAACAATCAAGATTTTTCAGATAAGTTAATTACATATTCAGAATTAAAAAGAGCTTATGTTAATAATGATATTGACGAAACTATGTATAGAAAGCTCATTGATTATAGAGCTGGTGTTATAGCTTTAGATGATGAAAGACTTGTTGCTGATATTAATGAAGAAATAATAAACAGCGACTCTCCTGTAGAATTACAAGCATTATCTAAAAGAGTACAAGTTAAAGATTCAGATCTTTCTTTTTTAAAATTATCTGCTGAATCTACTGGTAAAGCATTAAAGAAAATTAATCTGCTTAAAAAAGATTCAGAATTATATTCAGAATACAAAACAACAACATCTATGATGAAAGCAATATTTTTTGCTAGTGATAGTTATGAGTTTGATGTTGGAGAAGATTCAAGAACAGTTAAAGCTGTTGGCGGACAAGCTATGGAATACTTTGATAACCTAGTAATTAACCAGGGAATGAACGTCACTGATGCGATGTTTAAAACAATTACTAAGTTTAATCCAGGAGCTGCTCTACCAAACATGACTATCTTTCCTTTACCTGCTTTTTCAGAAGAGAGCGATTGGACCAGCCAAATATTACAACACGGAGGATCTGGTTATTTTATAAAATCTAAAGATAAAATGGCTACTCTTTATAAAGATGGAAAATTAAGTCATGACGAATTTATATTTGAAATAGAAAACTTAAATAAAGCAGAAAGACTTTTCCAAGTTAGACATAAATACGCAATCTCGGTCAGTAAAGCTTATGAAGATGTAAACGATGATAATGTATTATCTTTTGCTGCAGGAGAGGGTGCAAGTGGTTTATCAACTATAATTAAAAACTTAATGAAGAAAGACTAATGGAATTAAATATTACAGAAAATTTAGAGAAGAGCGTATTACTACCTTTATACACACAAGAGAATGAGCTTAACTCAGATGGTATGAGTGCTGCTGAAAAACTTGGTTTAGATACAGGTAATTTTTATTTAGATAGTCAAAACAGAAACGAAAAAAATACACAGATACCATTTTATAATGAAGTAGAAATTAAGGCTAAGAAAAAATCTTTAGAAATGACTAAAGAATTTTTTGTAGATAACTTACCTAGATTTTTTAAAAATTTACCAGAGGATGCTCTTTACGGAATATTCAAAGGAATTGAAAATGGTGTAAGTGCAACAACAGAATCTTTCCCTGGTATTAAACCATTTGTTGATGAAGTAGCAGAAAAGAATATTGCTCCAGAACCTTTTAATTTAACATTAAAACAATTATCAGAAAGAGTACATAATTTAGATCAAGAAAGAGATAAGACGTTTGCTAATGATTTAGCAGGTTATATGTTCCAAGCAGCTCCATATTTATTCCTTGCAAGATCTAGATTAATACAAGGTGGTATAGGAATAGAAAGAGCTAACCTTTTAGCCTGGATGTTTGCATCGGGTATGGGATTCAAAAATGAAGAATTATTAGTTAGTGATGTTTTTGCTAAATCTTTAGGAGATTCTAAGTTTATGGATTCTCTTAAAAAATTTGACGAAAAAATTGTTGATACTGGAGTGAGTGTTGAGGGAATAGTAAACTTTAGTGCAAGAGCTATGGATGGCTTATTGTTCGAAAAATTATTTGGTAAAATAAAAGAAGTTTATAAGAATTGGAAAATATCTAAATTACCTCCTAAAGAAAAAGTTAAGTATCTTGGCGATCAAAAAGAAATAAAAAAATTATCTGAGGGTATGGTTGAACAACAAAATAAACCATTAAAATTCTTTCCAAATCAAGACGATGTTAATACAGCTACAGCTGTAGTTAAAAACATGGATAATCCTAGCGATGCTGTAATAGATCAAATTAAAAAAGATCCTAATGTTAAAGAGGTTATAGATAATCAAAAAAAAGGAGAGCTAGGTAGTACAGCTGAAAAATTTAATAATCCAGAATGGCAAGCTAATAGAAAGTTTAATTTTGACGGAGAAGAAATAACAGGTTTTGAAAATGCTATAAATAAATATTATGGAAATGGTGCATCTAAAAAAGATAAGATTGTTCATATTATGATTGGCAATCCAGCATCTGGTAAATCTTTAAAAGGAAATGTGATTGCTGAACACTTTGGTTCAAAAGTTATTGATTCAGATGATTTTAAATTAGCTTTAACAGGTAAAAAAAATACATCAGCTACATCTGCTGTTCATGATGAGGGTAAATTTTTAGCAGATAAAACTTTACAAATAGCTATGGGTAATGGAGATAATTTAGTGGTTCCTATTATTGGTAAATCTGAGGATAAAGTTATGAACTATGTAAATTTATTTAATCAGAATGGCTACACAGTTAAATTGGTATATGCCAAAGCTCCAACAAATAAATCTAGAATGTATAATATTAAAAGAAGTTTAGTCACTGGTCGATTAATACCAGATGAATATTTTAGTCAAGATTTAGACAGCAAAATTAATTTTGTTTATGATGTAGTAAAACCCAAAGTAGATGGTTCTGCTACAATCAAAACAGGAACAATAAGAAAGAACGCTATCGTTGAAAAAGAAACTACAGGTAGCGGTATATATTAACACTACACAATAAACATTAATTAGTATAAGAGAAAGGAAAATGGGATAATTCCTATCCTAAACAAAATCATATCATGGCTGGACCAATATTAAAAAAGACGATTATTGAACCTATTGTAGATCTAACTAAACCTGTAGTCTCAAATATTTTAAAAAAATCTTCTGAGATTATAACTAAGGCAGATGGTAAACCTAAAAAGATAGATGAATCTACTATAGTAAAAGATAAGACAGATTTTTCTGGAGAGGCTAAAGAGCTTACTGAGGGAGCTAGTCAAGCTGAGGGTGGCAATATTATTGAAAACGACAGCATTTTAAAAAATGATGGATCTACTGCTATTCCTAAAAAAGTTTTACCAGACAATAGCATTAAACCTACAGACTCAGATGTTAATGTTATATTAGATCTTGCAAAACCAGAATCTACAAGCGTTTATAAAAATTCAAAACATTTAGATACATTTAATATTAAGTATATCGATAGCGATCAAAGTATCTATGACATGATTGCAGCTCATGAAAAACTTTATAAAAATAAATTAACTACAAAAACAAAAGATAAAGATATTAACGATATAGCTAATTTATTAAGTAAAGATCCAGATAAATTAAGTTTTGACTTCTTAGCTACAAAGCCTGGCGAAATACCACCACCAGGCAAGATAAGAGCTTTTAGAGATTTTTATATTTATAAAACTGAACAATTAGATCTATTAGCTAAAAAGGCTGTTAATGGTACAGATGCTGATAGAGTTTTATTTAAACAAGAAATGGCATTGGTTGCTAATCTTCATCAAAAACTAGCAGCTATAAGATCTGATGCAGGTAGAGCTTTAAGAGAATGGCAGCTTACATCTAAATCTACAAGGTTTGATGACACAAGTTTTGCTGAGCTTAACTTATCTAATACTTTAGAAAAATTAGGTGGAGCTGAGGATATAGCACAAACTGCTAAGATGTATTTATCTCTTCCTAAAAACAAGAGAGCGCAATTTGTTGATGGTGCTGGATTTGCAAAAAAATT